CCTCGCTGGTTTCCCTGCCCACCACCCATTCACCCAGCGCCGTGCCCACGAACAGCCGGCGCTGGCTCATCATCCAGCGCAACGGGGAGGCCGCCGACAAGGCCAGCGTGGCAAAAATCCCGTCCGTGGCATCCACACCCGTTTCAAAATTGATCAGGTCATCGGTTTGGCTGGCCCACAGGCTCACCGGGTTGCTGCGGGTGCCCGCCAGCCACAGCCGCGCGTCATGCAGGCAGATGGCCCGAGGAAACCCCAGCGCGTCGGAAAATGCTCCGTGTGCCCAGCGGAAGGTCGCCCCGCTCAACATCGGCGTGACGGCCACCCCCTGCATTTGCGTGGACGAAACATAAGTGTCACACAGAGCATAGCCGGTAATGTAGGGCAGCCGCGGCTCGAGCACGCAGCGCGCCCCGGCCAGGCTTGCGGTCGCGGCGTCAGTAAACCCGATGCGCAGCAGCACCAGCCCGTCTTCCGTGCCGCTGTCCGCCACGTTGCGGTCACCGGCGGCCTCGTAGGTCCGGAGAGGAACCCACGTTGCGCCGGCGTCAGTGCTGCGCTCAATCACATAGACCCCATACCAGGTGCCGAACGTGAACACATCCCACTCGCCGGCACAGGCGATGGATGGCGAAAACGCGCCGTCATTGGCAGCCGTGGCGTTCAGCTCGATCCGCGCGTCGGCAATGTCGCGTTCAGGGGAAATCTGGAAATATTGGCCGGGCCCGCGCAACTCGCCCGTGACCTCCACAAACGCGTCAATGCGCACCCAGTAATCCCCCCAAGCCTCACCGGTTCCCGGCCAAGTGTCCTCACCAGAAATATCAAAGCCGTCGCCAGTGCTTGGATTGTGCACCTGAATGCACTCATACAAAAAACCGCTGCGCGTCCGTTGCACGCCAATGGCAAACGGATTGGATAAATTCCAGCTATTGGCCCCCAAATCTTCCGGCACGGTGATTTGCAACACCTCCCAAAATAATTCCCATGTCGCACCGAGCCACGGTTCAGACGTGTCCCCGGCCACATACGGGCTATGCAGTTGCTTACACCGGTAAATATTGCCAACCGGTCCACCCTCGAAATCATGCGTCCGGTAGGCCCCTTCGTAAACAGTGTCATTGCCCGAGTCCATCAACCACGGCACCACCAGTTGCCACAGGCTGGCCGGTGCCCCGCCGGAATCCGCGTCCTGCGGGTCAAAGCTGCCGGCGGTGGCCGTGTGCGCCTTGAGGCACACGCCGATGCCAAACGCACCTGAAGATTTGATATCCCCAACGTTGTAAACGTGCGGGTTCATATCCCATGCCGTGCCGGTCCTGTCTTCCGCAATCACGGTGATGGCGGCTCCCGCGGCGTATTGCTGGCGCTTCCAGTAGGTTTTCCAATACAACCCGGTGCCGGGCTTGTTGGTGTTGGTGTCCGCGGTATGGGCCAGGATGCACACCCATTCCGAGGACGTGTAACACACTTCGTCCGCCGTGTAGCTCGCTCCCACGCTCCAAGTGTCGGCAATCGGGTTGGCCGCCACGGAATACATGATGCCCCGGTCAATGTTTTCGTCCAGCACCGGCGGCGCCGTGAACGGCAGCCACACCAGCACCCACGAGGTGTCAGAGATCCGTGACAAGCGCATGGGCGCGCACGCCGGGTGCGTGATAAATGCCACATCGTTGATTTGGACCATTTGCACCGCGCGCAAGCTGTCATCCCAATCAAAGACCGAGGGCCACGCGTAGCCGTCCAGGTATTCCAAGGTTGCCTTCACGGTCCCGGCAGGGTCCAGCACGGTCAAGACGTCCGGCGTGAAGTGCAGCAGATAGCGCGTGCCGTCGCTGGCCACAAACGGAAACAACTTGGAATTGAGCCCAGCGGCTTCCACGGCCGCCAGGTATTCCAGCCCGGGCCGCTTGATCACCCCGCCGTATGGCATGGCCAGAAAGTTTTCCATGGTTTCCGCCGCCGCCGGCGTCTTTTCGTAGTCGATGCGGTGCCGCAGATACGGCGTGACTTCGCCGGCGTTGAACGAAAGCAGGGCTTGGTGCATGGTGCGTCAGGGGACAGGGAATGAATCAATACGGCGGGCGGGTCGATCCATAGCGCGCTTGCACGAGCCCGGAGCGGGCGGCGAGTTGCCGCGGTGAATGGTTTTCGTTGCTGCGGGTTTCCCGCGTGTCTTTGCTGCGCGCCTTGCCCAGCGCCTGTTCGTGGCGGCCCAGCAGCGCGTCGGCCAGCTTCTGGTCGCCGGCCAGCTTGGGAGCCAACCGCGACGCCAGCAGCAGCGCCACCGCGTCCGCAAAGGTGCTCGGCCATTCGGTCACCGGCGGGTCCTTGGCAATGTAGTGCACCACCGGCGCTTCGCGTCCGGCATCCGGCAGCAGCAGATTGCGGCCCTGAATTTCAAAGCGGAGTTCCGGCAGATCGATGTCGCTGCCGTCGATCTTGAGCAAGCGCAGGCAATCCGCCGGCAGGTTGAACGCGGACCCGAACGCCGGCGCATAGACGGAGTGCGCGGGGTCGCCACCGCTCAGAGAGGTGGCCGCCACGGCCGCCACGCTGGACGTGCCGTCGCTGTCGGCTGGCAAGGACGCCAGCACCAGCAGCCCGGCGGTTTCGTGCGCGTTGATGGCGGCAAGAACTTCGTTGCCCGTGCTGGCAGCGGACACACTCACCACGGGCGTGCCGGTCGGCCCGCCATAGGCCGGCATCCATGCGTCCGGGTTGGTTTCCGAGTCATAAGCCCCGGTTGGAACCAGATCCGGCGTGGCCACGTCAGCCGTAGAAATCCAAGCCGTTGAAAAAGCCCCGGCGCTGATGGCCCATAATGTGAAATTTCCGCTGGTGTTGCGGCTCACCGATTGCGTGCCGCCGGCGTTGGCGTATCGCGGCATATCTTCCGCCAGCCACTCCACAAATTCCAACTCGTCCGCGACAAACGGCGTGCTGCCGTCCAAGGTCAGCGTCCCGCCGATGGTGAGGGTTGTCGCGTGCACGGGCGCGGCCACGATGGCACGGCCCACCACGGACACGGTGATGGCTGCCGCCAAGGCCGGTTCGGCGATGGTCGCGGAAATTTCGTTGCCGCTCGGCCCGGGGGTCACCGCGGTGATCAGGATGGCCGCGTCTCCGCTGCCAAGCGTGGCCGTGGCGGCCACCTCGTCCAAGTGCGCCACGCTCAGTTGCGAGCATTGGGTGGCAAAGCTCCACGCGTGCCCCTCAAGCACCAGATCCACGCATTGCGGCAAGTGCAGCCGCACGGCGTCCGCGCTGGTGCCCGTGTCGCTGGTGTAGTCGGTCAGATAGGGCTCGCCCAAATGGTCCAAGGCAAGGTTGGCGACGGCGGTTAGATCGGTCATAAGTCTGAAAAAAGAACGCCCGCGCTCCGGTGAGGAAGCGCGGGCGCCCGGTTGGTTGATGGGGGTTGCCCGCGTCGCTCTTACGCCGTGGCGTAGTAGGCGATGCAGAATTGAATCACCGTGGCGTCCACCGCAGTGGTGACCGTGACGGTGGCATAGATGTCCTCAGGCGTGGAAACCGTGATCGGGTCACTGATGCCCAGGGGCATGGTGCCGCTCACGTCGAAGCCGACCTTGCCGCCGGTGGTGGCCGCCGTGGTGAGCGCCAGCGCGTCGGCCAGCGCGTCCGCGTTGGACGCCATGCCGATGTCAAGCGTCAGCGCGGTGCCGGGGTCGGTTTCGCAATACACCCACGAAAATTCCGGCGCGAGCTTGGCCCCAATCGGGATCAAGGCGGCAGGAACCAGCGTAAGCGTGTCGTTGGCGGTGGGGGTGGCCGGGCAAGTCACCTCGCCGCGGATATACAGCAGCAACGCGCCGGTGGAGAGCCCCTTGAGCGGGGCGGTTTGATCGGTGGCCGCCGCGGCAAGCAGCGTCACAAGATTGGAATTGGTGTTGGCCATGATGTTGGTATCTGGTTCGGGTTGGGGGGGTGGTGATTAGACGGTGCAGTCGATTCGCACGACTTTCTTTTCCTGTTCGCGGCCCGCACCCAGCGAATACTGGCTGAGGAATTGCACCGCGTTGGAGAGGTCGGCCCGGCGGTCCACCGTGGTAACGATGTCGCTCCAAATGCCGAATTCCACGGCGCTGGAAACATACAGCGGCACGATCTTGGCGGACACGGTGTCCGTGTTGGCAGCGCCCGTAACCGTGTCGGTGGTGAGGCTGTTGTAGATCACGAAGTTGACCGCACCCCAGCGTGTGAGGAACCCTTTTTCGGAGAACTGCGGAGGCCCGCCGAAATCCGAACTGAACAGACGGTCACCGCTGGCAAGGTTGGCTTGCTGGCGCAGGCGGGCTTCCTCCTTGGAGTCGATCACGCACCACAGCATTTCCCCGGCGTTGGCAACATCTTCGTTCCACGCTTCGAACGCGGAGAGGATGCGGATGCCTTCGATGAGTTTCGGCACGGTCAGACCGGCGTCGGTGTCGCTGCCGGTATAGACGAAATCCACCGGCACGGTGTTGGCCGCGGCCAGACTGGTGGAGGTGGTGCCGGTTTTGCCGGTGTAGGCCACGCCCACGAGCGCGCCCATGATCACATCGTCGCAATCAAGGTTGAAGGCTCGCAAGTGAGCGGTGATATGCTTGCCGTTGCCCATGATGGTGGGGGCCAGCTTCTTTTCGTCAAACTTGCTCTCGCCGGTGGTGGTGTCGAACTCGCGCGGGAAATACCAGCGACCGTCAACATCCAATTCGGAGATGACCGTTTTGCGGAAGCGCAAGCCGGTGGTTTCAGAACTGCGAGTGGGATTGACAAACTGGATTTGTTTGCCGGTGCCGTTAAGGCCGCGTTCGACCTGCACGGTTTTCATCAGGCGAGAGTCCTTTTGCTGGACTACATCGCGGAAGTTATCAGCGAACTCCTTGCGGAACGCTTCAGGAATGGTGTAAGACATGACTGTGAATTGGGGGGTTGGAATGAATCGGATTGCTCAAATCCGGCTCGATTGTCCGCGGTGCGGGTCGGTGCCATACCCCGTCCGGGGCCGGGCTCGCTGGCGGACAGGCCCCGTGGGGGTTGTCTGTCTCTCGTCGAAGCGTCCGCAGCATCGCCCAAACCCACCACCGTGGGAATCCAAGCGGGGAAATGCCCCTTCATGCCCTAACACAATAACGCGGCAAGGGGGCCACTTGGCCGGACGGTGCACACGCGCGCGCCCGTTCCCCTTACCGCGTTCCTCGTTGCAGAGCTTTGTTACTGCGCCGCTTGCTCGTGCAGCTTCTTGATATGTTCGTATGCGGCCACCTTCTCGTCGTTGTTGCGACTGTTGTATTTCGGGCTCCACACCGGATCACGCCCGGCCTTGATATCCGCAATCTTTTCCGCCGGGCTTTTCAAATCCCCGAACCCGTTGGGCACGTGAATGCGATCTTCACTCGTGAGCTTGCTCACATGCAGCATCATCCGCGCGAACGCCGGATTGTTGGCCATGACCGCCACGTTGGGATCGTCGGGAGCAATGCCCGCCGCTTCGGCCAGCTTGCCGGCCAGGTGCCGCACCGTGGATGCGTTGGTCTGGAAGTCACCGCGCCATTCGGCCACCAGCGCGTCCTGCGCGTCCTGTTGGGCCTTGGCGGCCGCCGCCTGCGCGTCCGCCGTGCGCTTGGCCAGGATGCCGTTGAAGGCGCTGGCAATAGCCAGCACCGCCGCGGGAGGCGCATGGGTGGCATGGGCCGCCGCGGATACCGCCGTTGCCAGTTCCGTATCAAACTCGGTGCCCGCCGGCATTTTCAGCGCTTCCGGGGTGAGCCCGTAGCCGTCCGGCGCGTCCGGCACGTTGGCAATCTTTCTGAACCTCGCCACCGCTTCCGGCTTGGACCCCTCGCCCGGATACTCGACCCCGCTCTTGCGGAAATAATCAAGTTCCGTAATCAGGCTCCGCAGATCCTTGTGCTTGGCCAAGTCCTTGGCGTGCGGTGCAAATTCATCGCCAAGCGTCAAAAACCAGTTGTCGCCCAACTTGCCGTCCGCTCCGATGGCGGGTGCCGCTGTCTGCGTTGTTGTCGTATCCGTTTGGTCGGTGGCGGCCTGCGTGGTGGCAGTGGTGGCAGTGGTGGCGGTGGTGGTGGCGGTGGTGGTGGCGGTGGTGGTATCATTGCCGCCGCCGCTGGTGGTGTCTTCGCCTTCCGGCGCGAATAGGAATGTTCGTGGTTTCATTGGTTGGTGTTTGTGGTCGTCTGGAAAAAAATTGCAGGGGTGGGAGTCGAACCCACGGAGGCCGGCTTATGAGGCCAGCTTGAATACCCATTCTCCCTACGGTTGACTTGTCAGGCTGGCCAAGCGCTGCCGCGCGCCGGCCGTGTTTGGATCGTTGGCGTGGTATTCCAGCATCCAGCGCGCGCGGACCGGCTCGCCGTAGCGCCGCAGAAATTCCGCGTCATCGTCATGGGCCGCACTCCACACGAAACATTCAGGAGCCTTGCCGCCGAGCACTTGCGCGCCGGGTGGCCGCGGGCTTGAGGGTGCCGCCGGCGTCCATGCGTCCGGCTTCAAGGTTGGCTTCGATTTCCCACACAATGGATTTGCGGCCGTCTCGGAAGCTTGCGGCGTAGGGGTCGAGATGGCTGCCGGCGGGTCCGTCTCGGAAGGCGGGCTTGCGGGTGGCGGCGGTGGAGTGTAGCCAGGCGAGGACGGCGGCCCCGTCGGGGCTTCCGAAGCATCGGCTGAGACTGGCGAGGAAGTCACTTCGCGCTTGGGCGATTTTCTGATTGCTGTTGGTTTGCGTGGCATCGGTCATCTTTCGGGGTTATTGGGAAATCATGCCGGCGGCTTTGGCGGCTTCGTCCACCCCGCCCAGGTTGCGCACCGCCTGGGTTGCCTGTTGCGCTTGTTGCGCCTGCATCGCGGCGTTTTGCATTGCGGCGAGTTCCGCCAGTTCCTTGTCGGTGCGTAGGAAAATCGTCGGCAGCCCCTTGCTGCGGACCAAGTGCGACGTGATTGTGGCCGGATTGAGCGGCGTAAGCCACGCCGGATCAAGTTGCGCCAGTGGCGAGAGCACCCCGAGGATTTGCGACAGGTCGGAAAAGTGGCTTTGTTCCAGCGCCAGGCTCATGGCGCTCACATATTCAACATTCGGGTCGGCAACAAACGGCCCGATGTCATCGGCCTGAATGACCGCCGCCGGCGGTTCGGGCATTTCCCCCTGTTCCAGCAGCATGGAAAACGAGCGACGCAACACGGGAGTGTGAAACTCCCGCACCATGTTGGAATAAATCGGATGGAACAATTCCCGCGACTCGCTCACGATGGCGCTTACCTGCGTGGCCGTGGCCGTGGGCGGCAAATTGCTTACCGCCTTGAACAACTCCACGAAAAACGCATCCTCGATGGCCTTGCGCTTGTCCGCCGCCCGGTCCTTGGCGATGTCATAGCGCCCGCCCGTGAGCCATTCCCGCGGGATGGCGATTTCCCCGGCGCCAGGGTCGAACGATGTCAGGCCCATGGCCTCAAACGCCAGTTCATCCTTCATGCCCGCCGGATAGAGCACGCGCGGGAATGCGGCGATTTCCGCCAGCACGTCCTGCATTTGCTCCATGAAGTTGGCTTGTGCGGCTTCCGGCAGCGCGTAATCAGCCGGTGCCCAGCCGTAGGGGGACAGCGCATTGGTTTGCCACCGGCTCACCGCCATGGGGTTGGAGTCAAACCCGCTTTCCTTGAGCAGCTTGGCGCTGGCCTTGTGGACATGGCACGATGCAAACGGCTTGTTGGCATCATCCATCTTGCGCGGGTCGCGGTCGGTCCGCGGATAGATGGCGTGAATGATTTGTTCGGTGTTGGCGTGCTTGGTTGCCGCGTCCGCGTTCTTGCTGCGCACATCGGGCGGCAGCGCCGCCTCCCCGAATTGTTCGGCCAGTTGCGCCGGTGTCCGGTAAAACGTCCGGTAAATGGTGTCCACCTCATCCAGCGAGTTTTCCGCCACTGAGAAAGTTCCCACCGGCAGCGACCGGAAATGCAAGCCCCGGTTGTTTTTGCCGCTGGTGGTTTCCATCGCCGCTATTCCGTAGCCGCCCCGGTGTTGATAACACTCGAACGCGCGGTTGTAGAAATTGGAGGACCCCAGCTTGGCGCTCAGCACCTCCGTGCACTGCGCATACCAGTTTTCCGCGGCTTGGTTGCCCGCCAGGCTGGCCGGTGCCCTCAGCACGAACCAGCGCGCCCCCATCGGCGTGATCCGGCTCGCCTGTCCCGTGGCCAGCACGTTGCACGCCCGCATGGCCGTGCCGTCAAAGTTTTCCGCCGGCCTGCGCCGGTCCGCCTGGCCGCCGGCCTGCGGCGTGCGATTGTTGGCAATCGCGCCTTGCCGGGGAAAGCAGATGGCCGCCAGGTCATCCCATATCCCCTCTTGCAGTTGCCGCTGGGCATCCAGCGCGCTGGCTTGATCCAAGATCCGTTGAACAAGGGGTGTTGCCATGAACGATGAAATTTAACCGAGGGTTTGCCGCAATCCGCTGGGCGGCGCAATGATGGTGTCCGCAAACGAATACCGGCGACCCGCCCGGCGCCGGGCTTCCAGATCGGCGGCCACTCGCTCAGGGCCGGAACTTGTCACGGGCGGCGGCGGGGGCGGCGGGGGCGGCGGCATTTTTGGGGAGTTCATGGCGGCGAAGAAAAACAGCGGTTGGCACACGGCGCAGCCTCCCGCCCCCCCGGCGGTAATAGGAAACCCACGGCAGCGCAATCCATGGGACCAGTTCCACCAGCGAGGCCAAGGAGCCTGCGGCAATCCAGATATTCCAACAATCCGCCCCCTCCGGCGATTCAAGCGGGGAAAGGGTTTTGTGCACCTCGTCCGGGTCATCCACCCGCAACCGCCGCCCCGCGATAAACACCCGGTCCGTGGAAATCACCGCCCCGTATTGCAGCAGGGTTTCCATTGCCAGCGTCCACGGATACACCGGCGGCCCGTCCGCGTGATACATGTCGTAAGCCGTTAGATAAGGATTCACCGCCGCACCCCCCCCGTGGTTTTGGGCCGAGCCAGAGGCGTTTCTTCGTGCGCGTTGATCATCCCTCGCGCATGCGCTTCCCCAAAGGTGCGGAACGCGTCGGACGAATGGGAAAACAAATCATGCTTGGGCATTTCCCGCAGTCTCGTCCCGGTTGCCGGGCTCACGTCCTTGCTGTAGCCTTCCAGGCAGGCCACCCCGCTGGCAAACTCTTCGCCCGCGTGCCTGCGTGGCTGGTCGCAGTTGTCGCGGTGGAACCAACAATGCGGCAGCACGTCGCGCACGTAGCCAATGCCCAGCCACACGTCCGGCGTGCGCGGCACCACCCGGATATTGACCAGTCCGCCGGTTTTCAATTCCGTGACATAGCTTTTGCCGCTCCCCCTGTCGCGCGTTTCCGCGTCATGCGGCAGATAGTGGCCGGCAATCGGCTTGGCCCATTTGCGTTCCCACCTCTGCATCACGTCCGGCATGGCCGATCCCGGGCACCCTTCCGCTTCAAACCAATCCAGCACCAAAAACCAGCGCCCCACCGGCTGCACCAGCCATACCGCCGTGTAATCGCTCAGGCCGATGTCCCAAAACGTGTAAATCGGCAAATTCGCCTCAAGGCCGAAGGTTTGGGCGATCCGGCCCGCCGCCCGCAGGTCCGCCATTTGCCGCCCGTAGATGGCCCCGTCTGCAATCGCCTCGAACGCTTCGCCTGCCGTGGTCGGAAATTCCTTTTTCATGCCGTGGCCCTGCACCAGTTCCTTGCGGTCATACCACAGCATTTGACCGTGCGTAAAACTGACCCCGGTTTCCCTGGTCATCCGCTCGAAGTAATCCTTTATCTCCGGACGCAACTCGAACCCCTGCGCCAACGAATAGCGAGGATCACGCCACCACGGGAAAAAGTGAAAACGAAAATCCATTTCCGTGAGCTTGGCGTTGTCATGCGCCATGCACTTGCGCAATAAGTTGTAGTGGATTCCCAGCCGACCGCCTTCGTGCGTGCTTTCAATGTCCGCCCGGTTGCCCGGCGTGAACGCGTTGAACGCACCGTTGACGATTTCCTGCGCCTTCTTGGGTGCTTTGATGGCCGTGGCCCCTAGCTCGCTCACGTGCAGCCGGTTGGTGGTGCCGCCACGCAGCGACACCCCGCAATAGAAAATTGACTTGTTGGAAAATTCCAACTCTTCCACCGCGTCCCGCACGATCCGCTTGGCCTTTTTGATTTGCCGCCCGATCTTCCAGGTGTCCGGGTGGATATCCCCGTTGTCAAGATTCTCATACCCGCACTTCACCATCTTCAATTTCTTTATGGCGTCATCCATGCCCTTGTCCACGATCCCGGCCGTCAGGTTGCCCTCGATCAACAAATCGTCCAGGTTCAAAAGTTCAATGAACGTGGAAAACCCGAGCTTGCGCGCCTTGAGCACGTGGTTGCAAAACCACAGGTTATTGTAAAATTCCTTTTGTGCCCAATTGGGTTCAAAGGCCCGCAGTTTGCCGTCCGCGTCAATGATGGAATACAGGTTGCACAGCCGCCACGCGCGGCTTGCCATCGGTGAGTTGGCGGGGAACATGTCCATAATTCACATCCGGTCGGACGGCAGCGTGGTGGCCTTGGCGGCAATCTGCGCGAACGCTTCCGCCAGCGCCGCCGCCGCGTTGGCTTCAGGATCATCCCCGCTCAACTTGTTGTCTTCCGCCAGCGCCTTGAGCGGGCAAAGCTTTTCAATCTCTTCGTGGCTGCTTTCCTCATTTTCGGTCCGCTTGTATTTCCTGATCAGATCCCCGTCCTTGCGCTGCGGGTCATGCGGATCAATGGCCATCAGCGGGGTTCTCACAATCCGCGCCAGAAACTCCCGCTTCTCTAACACACTGAGCACCGTGTCCAGGGCACTTTCCTGCCGCACCGCCGCCATGTAGGCCACAATATGCACATTTTTCAACATGCGGCACGCGCTTGTTGCCCGGCTTTGCGGCGTGCTCCCCTTGAATCCGGCCTTGCGATGGGCTTCCGCGGCAGCCATGCCACCGAGCACCAAATCCGCAAACCGCTGGTGCCGCGGGTCTTTAGGAAGTGGGATGTTTGGCATATTTTTTGGCTCGTTTGTTGACCCTCACCAACAGCCCGATGGCGGCCGCCGCCAGCGTGATACGGTTCAGCGTGCCCCCGTCCTTGACCTCGCCGCGCCTCACCTCGAACAGATCCGGGCTTTTGTGCAGATGGATATGTACCGAGTTAAACGAAACCCCCAGCGCAATAGCCACCTGCGGAATCGTCGCATACCCGCGCGCCGCCTGCGACCGCGCCACCGCGGTGAGCAGGTTGAACAACGCGTGGGTCAGCGCCTCGCTTTTCAGCGCCGCCGCCAGTCCTATGGTGTAGGCCGCTATCGACATCCCTTCCTTGTCCGGTCGCGGCAGCCTCACCGCCACCGCCGCCCGCTCCGGGCAGCAAATGGACGCCAGCAGGTTTTCAAATTCCAGTTGTGTCAGCATATCGTTTCGCCTTTCTAAAGTTTTCGCACCAGCACCGGCCGCAAGTGATCCAGCAGCCACGCCAGCCCATGGGGACGGCTTTCCCTCCCGTCCGGCGTTCTCAGTCGATAATTGTTGATCCGGTTACCACGCAGCACCGCCCACCGCAGCACCTCACCCGTGCGGAAATTCCGTGCTTCCAGCGACCCTATCACCGATCCGTTCCCAACCACCGGATTGGCCAACGCGTCCGCCAACGCTTCCGGGTCCATCGCCGCCATCCTCTTGGCCCGTTGAACCTCTTGCGAACACTTCCCCGCCGCGCTCATTCTCAGCGCGTAAGCCCTCTTCTGTTGTGGGGTAATTCTTGCCATGAGTTACTCAATAACACTGTTCACCCTCACAAAAGCGCCATTTGTCCGGTTCTCGCATCGCGTGAGGTGCGGGCGTTGTGAGCGTGGAATTTGGAGTCGTAGGTTAGGTGGCATTTTTGGCAGAGTGCGGCGAGGTTATCGTCGGCATTGTTGGTTGTGTCGTGATCCAGGTGGGCGATTGTGAGAACTATGATGATGGCCTTTCCGTCCTCAATATCGTGATAGAATCCGAGGTTTTCCTTAGCCCATGCGTAGGTGCATCCCTCGACGGCGGCCGTCCGAGTCTTGGCAATGACTATGGAATAATTCAGAAGTCCACACATCTTGCAGGCATTGCGCTCGCGGGCCATGATTCTGGGCCGGATTTCTGATTTCCAGTTGGCAGGATATTTTGACCAATCTACGGGCATCGGAATTAAGAAGGTGAACAAGTGGGTTGAGCCAAGCGGGCGGGCATGTCAGTGAGGCGGTGGGGCCAGCGGTGCGCCCGCTGGCTCACCACAGGCGTTCGGCATACGGATTAGACGAGCCGCTTTCCCGGCCCGCATCCTTTTTGCCCATCCTCGGGTGATGTTGGCGGCTCCGTCGAGTTCCTTAGCGTGCTGCCTGATTTCGACGTTGAATCCGCCATAGTAGTCCATCCGCGCGGCGACGTTTCGCATGTGGATCACCAGGGCGTCCAACTCCCCCGGCAATGCAGAACAAGGCGTGGCTGCCCGGCTGGGCTTGGTTCTTTCGGCTTTCTTTTTGGCACTCATTGGTTGGTTTTGTTGGTGGTTTTCGTCGCCGGCCGGATGGCCTCTGCGTTCTGCCAATACATTTTGACCTTTATACAACGGAAAACATTGCTCCCAAATAAGACATTATGCGGTATTTCAGCCTGGTCACAAAATGCGCGCTGCGCTTCTCCCTTCGTCTTACGCAAAGAGCCCTCCGCTAATAACCCATGAGACACTGATATGACGCCCCACGCGACAGCAGAACAAGGCGTGGCTGCCCGGCTGGGCTTGGTTCTTTCGGCTTTCTTTTTGGCACTCATTGGTTGGTTTTGTTGGTGGTTTTCGTCGCCGGCCGGATGGCCTCTGCGTTCTCTTCAAAATGCGGCTTCGTAGTGGACAGCATCCATCACCCGGCGTTCTGCGTTTTTGTAGGCATCCCACGCGCTGAGGTGGCAAATCCGGGTCAGCTCTGTTTCGGCCCGATCACTTAGTTTCCGGTGTGATGACGCATCGGCATTGAATGCGTCAGCGAGCGTCAGCAGGCGCTCTTTCATGGCCATCATTTCGGCATGGGCGTTCCGCGCACGGGCGTGCCACTCATCAAAAGAAGGAGAAGGCGGCGCATCCGACGCCGTGGATTGGTTAGTTTGGTCAGTCATTTGATTCGTTTGGTTGGGGTTGAGTCTGGCGCGGCTGGACATCGGCGTTATGCCAAGACTGGTTGCGCGTCCCGTTTGGCCATCAGTTTGATGTATTCTCGGTTCATGTTCGTTCATGCCGTCAGATTCAGGATGGTGGTGTTTTCCAACATCCGCCCGATGATGGGGCGGGCATTGAATGCGGAAATGACTTGTGAAAATTCTTCCGGGTGGGCGTTCGAGGAATAGACCGTGGGCAAAAAATGGTTTTTCCGGTGATCCAGAATCTGGAAAAGTTGCGACTCAAACGCGGCGTTCCATTCGTTCTTGCCGAAGTCATCCAAAAACAACCACGGGGCCCGGAGGCAATCCGCCAGGTGATCCCGCGCCATGGCCGCCACCCCTTCCAGGCGGTTCTTGCGGTCCCCGGCGGCCTCATACAGCCGGTTGGCCGTGGTCCAGCAAATGCGAGTGCCCGAACGCATCACCCGCATGGCGTAGAGGGCCATGCAGCGGGTTTTGCAAATGCCGGCCGGGCCGATGATGCCCAGCCAGCGGGCGTCACGCGTAGGCCTCCATTCGCTTACCGCCAGCCACAGGTCCGGATCGAAATCCGGGTGGCGCACATTCGTCTCGACCAATGCCGGATCGATGGTGGCGCGGATGCGTTCCTCAATTTCATGCCGGCGCTTCTCCACCCCGGCAACGTGTTCCGCGTCCCGCTCGCTGGCTTTGCACGCGTCGCAAAACACGTGCAGGAGTTTCCCCAGGTCATTGCCCCAAACCCGGATGGGCTCGTAATAAAACCCCTGCCCGCAGCGCTTGCACGCGGCTGGCACCAATTCTGTTTCTGTTGCCGTGTTCATGCTTTTTGGTATTTTTTCGCCGTCAGATTTATCGTTTGCGCCGCCCGCCGCCCGCCAAGGTCAAGCGTTTCCTTGGGTGCCCCGTTGGGGCCGTTGCCCACCCGACCGAACGCCTGCGGGTCATCCTCCCAGCGCCGGTCACGGAAAAATTTGTAAGCGCTGGGAAAATAGCTGTTGAGATGCCGGCCAGGTGCCGCCGCCATGACCGCCGCGCAGGCCTTGGTGCCCGCCACCATGGCCGCGGGGTCAGCCCCCGCCTTGATCTGCCGCGCAATCTCGGTCACCGCCTCGGCCATCCTTTCCCGTTTGGGATACATCGCCGCAATGTCCACCGCATCAACCCCACACACACCGACAGGAAAAATTTCATCCCCCCCCAGGGGGGTAAGGGGGATTTCCCTTCCTTTCCCTTCACCTTCCCTTCCCTTCCCTTCCGCTTTCTCAGAATTAACCAACGTTGGTTTGTCTTCTAAACCAACGACGGTTTGCGGTGGGGCCTCCGGTGGGTTTTTCGGTGGACGCCCGCCGCCCTTACCGTTGGTTCTCGCAACCTCCCGCTTTGTGCGCACCTCAGTTTCTTTTTCCACCGGATACCCCCACACCACCAGATCAGGCCCGTCCCATACCCAAAGCTCGCTTTCCCGCTTCACTTCCGCCAGAGTCACACGCGCCAGTTGCTGCCACTTGCGGTCTTTCCAAGCCGCGCAACCCACAATGCGCCCGCCGTTTTCCTGACCGATGCAAAAGCGTTGCAGCATAAGCCACGTGCCCCGGTCCAGAGGTTCCGCACCGATGACTTGCGGCGAGTCCAAAACGCTTGTGTGTAAATTGAGCCAGTCCATATTATTATTCAAACAGTTGTTTCAATCCGTCGCATCCACCGGGGGCCACCCCGGCAGCGGCAGGCTTGGCCGCGGGGCCTGCTTGCCGATGAGTGTCCCATCCTCATGCCGGCGGGGCGCAAATAACCAAAAGCTTTCCCCATCGTCCCGCACCGGTGCAATCAGCCCTCGCCCGCCGGAAAACCGGAACGCCAGCGGCGCGCACGCGTCCCATTGCCCCGTCCATACTTCACAGCGCGGCAGCCTGGCCACCGCGGCCAGATCCACGCCGGCCACACACGGACCGGCACCGACCCGCACCTGGTGCGGCCAACCCGCTGGCCAGCCGGGCAGCCCGCGCCACCTGACATATGCCGGCGCGTCATCCGCCTTGCGCCACCACCCGGACGCCTCAGGCCACACTTTCCAGCCGATCAACTCAAAGCGGGCCGCCATGCCCCTTTCGTCCGCGGCAAAATCCGTTTCCAGCCAAGCCCCTTTCGCCGCCCGGACAGCGATCCGCCCGTTGCTCGCCAGCGCCTCACCAGCATGCCACACCGGCCGCGCGTAAACATGCGCCGGGTTGCTGTGGCAAAACCCCACCAGCGCATGCAGCGGAAGAGGAAACGGCCAGCCTTTGCGGGAAGGTATCATAATGGAATAGGTAATTGTATCGTTGCGCCGCCATTGGGAACCCCCGTTTGAAGCAGCGCCAGCCCCGCGGGGGAAATCACATGCCGGTTGACCCGGCCGCGGCTCGTATCCCGCGACGGCGGCAGCACCAGCCCCAGCGCCCGCAGCCGCACGAATCCGCCGTGCACCGTGTTGTGGGGCAGCCGGCACGCTCCCGACGCGTCCACCGTCGTGATTCCCAAAATCCCCACCCGCCCCGCACACACCAGCAGCGCCGCGTCGCTCATGTTATAGACTCCGGCGCGTAAAAGGTTGAAAGGCTCGATCATGCGGGTGGGGCATCTTGGATTTGCACTATCACCACGGCTGTTCCAAGCGCCCGCGATAGATCGGGCTGCCGGCCTTTTCCTCGATCTCCTGAACGATGCGTTCAAACTCCTGGTCTTTCGCATCCTGAAGGTTCGTGAACAGCAAGCGGAATTGCACCGTGCCGCCTTTGACCAGGTAGCGCAGGCGCGCGCCCAGCGCGTAGCGGTCCCCGTGCTCAAACAACGGGATTCCCAGCGTCAGGTTGCGCGGCACCGCCACACTGGTTTCAGTCTCATCCTGATAGCACAGACTCACGTTGCCGTTGTCCAGGTTCACCCGGCCTTTGAAGCTGCCCGTGCTGGCCGCTTCCAAATCCGTGGCGATGGCCAATAAATCCTGTCCGCTGGGCGTCATGACGTCTTCCATGTGATCTTCAAGGAAATTGGCAAATTCGCTTTGCCCCATCCATTGCAAGGTTTTCTTCCACTCCCCCAGCTTGCGGCTTTCCTCGAAGCCAATCCGCGCCCGGTGCTGGCCCCAGCCGCCATATACCATGTCATCTCCGGACTGCCCGCCGGGTTCCAGGTGATCAAAGACCGCGGTTATCACGCTTTTTTCGTTGTCAGCGAAAACCGCCGTCCGGGCGTTGCGGTGATCGGCCAGCGCCCGGGAAAAACTCTCCGGGGTGAGCAGCACCAGCACGCCGGACGGATTGCGCGGACCGGCCTCAATTTGTTTCTGTTCCGCCAGCCGTTCCTTCGCCCGGTCGGACAGCATGAAATCCTTGTGGTGAACCACCACGCCCGGAAGAATCTCCACGGGTGCGGCGGCTTTCATTCCGGCTTCAAAGGCCGCGAGCATGGCGCCGGGCAGGGCCGCGGCGTCGTTGATGTTGTTGGATGGGGTTGCCATTGTCTTGTTTTCGTTGGTTGTTTTTTGTCTGTCTCAGAGATTATGCCTGTTTGGCGACGCGTGCCGCCGCTTCCGCCGCTTCCGCCACCGCCCGCACTCCCACGGGAATCACTTCGCGGATGGCAAACTCTTTCTGGCGCGGATCGGACGTGAGCAGGCCGCCGTCGTCAGCCACCCAGAACGTGCCGCCCGGCAGTTTTTCCTGCGGCAGCTTGTTGGTTGCCTGAATGGCAATCGTGCATTGGTCATCCACGCCCGGCGTGATGGTCACCACCAGGGTCACGGTGGACTTGGCCCCCGTCTCACGGGATGCCACCAGGGCTTCCCGCAGCTTGTCGGACGCCACGCCCGAGGCAAAGCCCCGCCGGTGCTTGGCCATCAAGTCTTGAAATAAGTTCGATGGGGTTTCCGCGTCTGCGGCCGGCATTGTTTTTTTCGGTTCTTTCATGGTGTTGTTGGTTGGAGATTTGTCATTGCCTTGATTTGCGCCAGTGCCCGGCACACTGCCACGGTTTCCGCTGCGGCGTCCGCCAGCGCCCTGTGCGCCGTCTTGCCCTCCCGCTTTACTCCCATGGCCCCACACAGCGTCCGCGCGTCCCGTTCGTTCCAGTGGTGCCACCACGCCGGCGTCATGCAGCAGCGGCCCAGCGCCTCTTTGAGCAACGGGAAATCAAAGCTAGCCCCCCAGCACCACAGCGTGCCGCCCGGTTCAAGATGCGCTTCCGCAAACGCTAAAAACGCACCCAGCGCCATCCTCAGCGGCACCGTGCCCTTGACCATCACCGGGTAATGTTCCTGGCAGGTCCACCACCGCAGCGTGTCCGCGTCCACCTTCAAATCTTCATCCATGGAACTGTCCAGCGAGATGATCCCGCTTTGCCACGTCTCCCAATCATCGCCGGCGGACTCGTCAAACGCCACCGCCCCAATTTCCAAAATGATGCATCCCGGCATGGTTCCCAGCGTCTCAATATCAATCAGCAGATGTTTCTTCATTCGATGTTCAATGTTGGATGTTTAATGTTCAATGTTCCAAGAGCGTGATTTCAAGCCGCGGATTGAGCCGATCCACCTCGAAACGCGACAGTTGCACCTTGCGCAAGCTCGCGTCATCCACCCCCAGCGCATCCGCAATCCCATCCCTGTAGGCCTTGCACCCGGCTTCCGAGTTGTCATCGTCCCGCTTGCGGCGGTCGGGATAGTAGAACGCCATCGCGTAGCCGCGGAAAACCGGCAGGGACCCGCCCGGGTTCAGGGCCGCCAGCGTCAGCAAGCGCGCCAGCTTGCGCGCGTTGACCGTCAGACGCGACTTGCGCCGCCAATGCAGCCGCGCGTTGGGGCTCAACCCCTTGTTGGGCAGGGGCAGGATCAGAACCATGACGCCTTCATCCGGTTGAGTTTGGCATCCATGAACATCACCCGCGCATGCACACCGCAAAAGAGCGCCAGGCACGCGCAGCACACCGCGCTTGCCGACATGCCCGTGAACGCGTGCCAGGCGCACAGGCCGCAGAGCACCCCCACGCCGCAGGCACACAGCACCCCCGCCGTCCATTGTTTCCGCGCCCGTTTCAAATAGTAATTCATGCCGTGATCCTTTCATTGTCGATTCTGCGTGCCAGCGCCGCCAGCCGTCCCAGGCACCACCGATGTTCCGGGTTCGAGTAATCCCAGCACCGGCGGTGGCCCAAGTCCTTGGCCGCGGCCAGCACCGTGTGCCGGTCAAACCCGGCCACCATCTTGTCATGCTTCACCGCGTCGGCCTGCTTGCTCGCCATGCCCGCGTCCAGACCCGTCATGCACTGCGGGGCCCGGGTGATTTTCACTTTCGCAAACTTCGTTCTCATTGGTTTATCAGGTTGGAAACGTCCTTGGTGGCGTAGTAACGCGCACCCCCCACAATCTTGGTCCGCACCCCGCCGGCCCGGATCTTGTTCAGGATCGTGGACCGGCTCCACCCGCTCACCGGGCACCGGCCCAGCGGCCGCGGCAACCGCGTCCACCCGTCATCATCCGCCACGCGCGCCGCCGCGCTTTGTTCCATCGCCCGGCGCATGTCGCGCAACTCGGCCAGAACACCGCGTTCAAAACTCGCCAGCCGTTGCATGATTGCTTCACTCATGGTTGCTTGCTTTCTTGGGCCAGCCTTTCCCGTTCCCTCTGTGCCGCCGCCCGGATGTCTTCCGCCACCGTCTGAAGCATTTGCGCCGCGCCGATCATCCAGCCCGGCGTGGTGTCACTCTTCACAATGTCTGTGACGTGCCCCAGGTCATCCAAAATCGCTTGGCTGATTTTCATGTTACTTGGCAAGTTGGGTCATCACTTGATCCAGCCCCCGGTCCACCGCCAGCCGCAACACACTGGTTACGGAGATTTGCAGGGTCTTGGAGGCGTCCGCCACCTTGCTGTAAAGGGGTTCGTGAAGGCGCAAACTCACCGCGTGCGCGGTGGGTCTAATCTTCGTTGTTTTTGTTGCACGCTTGGCCATGCTCAAAACGTAGACATTTTTTCCACACTGGCAACAAGAAAAATCATTTATTGACAATTTTCTTTTAAAGCCTTATACACCAATACCTATGAAAACCGTTCGCAGCGTGGTAATTCCCACACGTCTAGACCCCGCAACACACGAAAAACTCGCGCGTGCCGCTAACCTAACAG